GCAAAATTAGCTTTCAATGTGGTAGAGAGTGATGACACTTTCAAGTTCTATCGTCAAATGGCAAAGGCGATTACGTTTGGCGTTATCTATGGTATCGGAAATAAGAAGCTTGCCATACAATTGGGAACAACACCTAAACAAGCTGGACAATATAAACGACAGTATTTTGCAGGATTGAAAGGTTCAAAAGAGTTTTTCGATAAGGTTGTGCAAACTGTAGAGACGCGGGGATGGATAAAAAATAGGTATGGCAGAGTTTATCACATACCGTCAGATTTCGCGTATAAGGGCGTTAATTACTTGGTACAGGGTACAAGTGCAGACATCATGAATGAACGCCTCATAGCCGTCTCTAAGGCGCTTAGAATGACATCTAGTAAGGTACTTCTTCAAGTTCATGACGAGATTATCTGTGAGATACATAAAGATGACATTCGCACGGTGCCATTTCAGATTCAACAATTGTTAGTACAGAATAGCTTAGACATTCCATTTCAGGTCGATATGGAATTGTGTGATCCATCGTGGGCGTCTAAGACAGATTTAACTGTTGCCCTATCGAATGGACATTTTAAACAGGCTTCGTTAACAGATTATATTGATTGGGGGTAAGATATGCCGATTCATGATGCAGAAGATAAGGCTTGGTGGATTGACTGGGGAGTTGAAAAAGAAAAGGATTTTCTAAAACTGTGCCAAAAACAACAGATTCTTCCCGGTATTGCCAAATCTAAAGGAACGGTTTATATGCCAGAATTTACCTATGATGGTAGATATTTAGATTTAAAAACTGTTGGCACTCCATTTTTTGTGGCTCAACGAAGATATAATGTTGATTCTAATTTCGCAGTTACATTAAATCGACAAGATGTGTCAGACTGTCAACTTAAATATCCAGAATGTCAGATAGTTTTCTGGGTAAATTGGGAAGCGGCCAATAATTTTGGTATAGATATTCAGAAACAAAGTGGAATATGGTTTCTATCCTATGAACGGATGTGTCAATTGATTGCTAAGGCACCAGAACATCGTTATTCAAGACGTGATGAAAATAATAAAGAGGGTAACGCCACTTCCAGTTTTGTGTTAGACTTACGTGAGATGGAACAATTAGAAGGAGGAAAAGATGAATGATATACAAGAAGTGTACGATACAATTCGAGAAGATTTAGCGACAAAGACTGATGCATTTGGGAGCATGACGTTGGATGGTGTGCATATTACTGCAAGCAATATGTTAATCGCGCATTATTTAGCACAGTTGGTCACTATTCTTGCTGAATGGGATGAACACCCTCACAGATAGATTGAACGGAAAAGATTCGGCCCCGTGGTGGAATTGGTATACACAGCAGACTTAAAATCTGCCGCCCAGTAGGGCATACAGGTTCAAGTCCTGTCGGGGCCACCAAAAAAGGAGGTGACATATGAAAGGGAACTTGAGAATTATTGCATGTATTACTGGTACGATAGCGGCTGTCGCTACTGGGGTTTATGCATCATGGAAATTTAATAGAAAATATCAGGATTATAAGCATCTCAAGAAAGAGGTTGAAGCTATTCCCTATGAAATAGAAAGAAATGCATTTAGGATTTACCTTTCGAGTTGGGCCATTAGACATGAATCAATATGGAAGGGTAGATGTTAACGTAAACGCAATCGATACTGATCTAGATGCTGAAACACAAATGGAAGCTGTTCAAGGGGCGGCGGATATTATGTGGTCATTTATTAAAGATACAATTGATACTAAGATTGAAGAAGTGCTAGATAAGAAGATGTAATGAACTAGGAGGGTGAAATGGTAAATGAATTTGCACGAGCCACTGTGTTAGAACACGTTCTTCTTGAACGAGAACGACAAGATCAAATGTATGGTGATCAAATTACTCATTCAGATGAGTATTGGAATGTTATTGCAACGGAAGAAAACGGAGAGGTTGCACGGGCTATCTGGGAAGAAGATGAATCTGCTCTATGGAGTGAGATTATTCAAGCCTGTGCGGTCTATTTCGCTTGGGCCGAAGCTATTAATCGTAGGAGGGGGAAATGAAAACAACAGCTACCGAAGCCGTTGAACAGCTTCTTAATACGAAAAAACTAAATGTCTATCGGGGTGATAACGATATCTTTTCTTTCACCCGTATTCCTTTTGGGATTCCTGTTCTTGATAGATTAACTGGGGGCGGTATTCCAAAGAAGCGAATGACGATTATGTACGGCCCTACAAATGTCGGGAAGTCGTATCTTGCTTCGCAAGTGGTTGTTAACGTCCAATCTAGCGGAGGTGTGGCGGCGTGGATAGATACTGAACTTTCATGGGATGCGTCATGGATGCACCAGTGTGGTTTAGATACTTCTCAGGTTATTGTTTCACAACCGGATAGTGGCGAAGAGGCAATGGATATCATTAGAGAACTAATGAGGGCGGGTGTGGATGTAATTGTATTGGATAGTGTTGCTGGACTTGTTCCAATGGCTGTACATGATGAAGATTTTTCTTATAATCCAATTGCATGGCAGGCACGATTTGTAAATTCTGCACTCCCGAAACTGTTACCGAATCTAAAAAACGGATCATCATTTATTGCAATTAATCAGGTACGTTCTAGTCTGGGGCCAGTTGCATTAGATAATATGCCGGGGGGTTTGGCCCAGTCGTTTTTCGCACATTTTCTACTTCAGGTTAGACGTAGTGGTTGGATTAAAGAGGGAACGGTTAATGTAGGTTTCGATATGGAAGTTCGTTTACGCAAAAGCAAGGTAGGAGGAGAAAATTGGAAGTCTGCTGTTGTTCCGTTTAGGGTGGATGGGGGGATTGATGTTCTTGAAAGTTTTATTCGGGAAGGAATTTCACGTAAACTAATTAAACAGTCTGGGCCGTGGTATGAATATGGGGGAACTAAGGTGATGGGTATGAACGGAATTAAGAAATTCTTTCTTGAAAATGATGATAGTTTTAAGGAGTTGAAAAATGAATGTACTTCCTAAAGATTTTACGGCGCAGGAAACATTAATTGCTCAAGCCTTAGATGAGATGGGATTACGTTATGATCAGCAATATCCAGTCTATAACTATCTACTTGATTTTTATATTCCCGAAATTAAAATGGCTATTGAAGCCGATGGTAAATATGGGCATTTACGAAAACGAGATGTTAAACGGGATGTTAAAGTAAGCAGTAGTCCAGACATTGAATATATTTTGCATATTAGAGCGTTTACTAAAAAAACGGTGAAGGAGATATTATGGCAGGGATTAAACAAATTATTGAAAGTGTAACTCCACAGTTTACTTCTGATCGATGGTTGCTTAAACACTTAGATACATATCTAAATAATACATCGTCGTCTCATAGGGCTAATGTATTTTATCCCTCATCCTTGGGCAATACCTGTGATCGATTTCTGTACTTAGCATATCAGGGAAAAATTCCAGATCAGACCATCACTGCCCAAACCCAGCGTATTTTTGATAATGGTAATTACTTAGAGAATCGAATGGATGAATATTTTACAGCCCTTAATCTTGTTATTGATCGAGAAAAGGTGGTAACCTTAGATGCGCCCCCCATGTCCGGACGTGTAGACTTCATCTTAAAACATGCGAAATATGGAGAGGCTGCGCTAGAATTAAAATCGATCAACTCTCGTGGGTTTGCTGCATTAAAACAGGGGCCAAAACCAGAACATATCATTCAATTGCAAATATATTTAAATCTTTTACCTATGGAACATGGGGTATTATTATATGAGAATAAAAATGATCAAGCATTAAAATCTTTTGTTGTTATGCAAGATATCAGTTCATGGCAATTTATTCTAGATAGGTGCTATAAAATTATGGGGCTAATGGAAGCTCCTGCAAAATGTACTGGTAATCGTTGGTGTAAATGTAAAGGAGTTACCGAATGAATATTACCCGACGGGAGGATAGATGGTCGCCAATTAAGGCGATTAGCAAAGCTAGAGTAGAATTAGATGATATGCACGTTCCAGAATTAGACATAGATTTAACTGAACGTAAACATTTAGAATTTTCGGATTTAATGAACGCATCTAATAAACAATTGGAAGAATTTCTCATTGCTTACGGTGGATATAAAGCTTATCTAGAAACGCGTATTGCCGATGTTAAGGCCAAGAAGGGCGCTTTAGCTGCCGCATTTGAAGACGGTTACGCTACTGCTGCCCATCGGATTGCCAATGATCGAGAAGAGAGCGGACAGAAAAAGTTAACTCGTGAAGAAATGCGGGGAGCGGCATTAGATGCGTATCAACAATTAAAAGAGATTCGTCAAGAAATAATTGAACAAGAAGCTTTGGAAACGCAGACTGAAGGATTACTAAATACATATACTACTGCTTATAGTACGGTGTCGCGTGTGGTAACGTTACGTTTAGACAATTCTACTAAGGGTATATAAATGTCTACTGATATAGCTTATGTGGGTTTTGATTGTTCAAGTAAAGCCATTCATTGTGTGGTATTAGATGGAGATTCTAATATTGTTGTTCAAAAAAAGTGGGGCAGTACTGAAAAAACTTTTGATGACAGATTCCCCGAATTTGCCCGGAATTTCTACCAAGATTTCAGTAAAATAATATTAACACCAACAGAAAACATGTTTGTAGCTATTGAGCAATCTATTTTTATTCAAAACCCGAAGACGACTATGGAGATTGCCAATGTTATTGGATGTGTTAGGACTGCTTGCTATCTGCGGGGGTTTGATGTGGTTGTGGTTGATAATAGACGTTGGAAGAAAGTAGTTCTAGGAAACGGAAATGCAAAAAAACCTGACATTATGAAATACGCTATCGATAAGTGGGGTGAAGTGTTTACTGAACAAGATTTTGCGGATGCCGCTTGTATTGCGTCATGGCGATTAGAGGAGAAGAAAAATGAAGAGAGTACATGAAGATCAGATTAGAATTCAATTCAATGAAGCATATGATGAGAAATTAGAATACGTTGATAAACTTCCTGATGGAATGACAGAGGAAGATTTAAAAAAGAAGTACGGTAAAGTAGTTTGGTGCGAGTTTAAAGAGTGTTTCTGGAACACACGCGAACCAAATTTACAAAAGACATGGGGAACTATTAATGGGGATCGTAATTTTTCTCCTATAAATCCCAGTGAAATGGTTTGGAATGGAATTTGCAGTCGTCCCAATGAAATTGTGTTGCGCTTTAAATCAATTAGAACAGCAACAGGTAAAGGAGTTAAAGTTCCTTATTGTTATACATCAGCATCAAACGGTAAAACAGGACATATGGATTTTGCTGCCCTGCTTCAAGGTGATGGGACTCCGTTTGGTGGGAATATAGATTCACAAAATACAAGTCTGGATGGTATGTATCATAATCCATTTGCTTCAGAAAGTATGGGTCGTGAACGTATTGTTAAACATGGGTCAGTGCCAGAGCGCCCCCATAAAAGTCACACTATTGGAGAGTAGCTAATGCCAAAAAAAATTGCGCCTGAAGTGCGTGACAAAGCAATGGAGATGTATTTACAAGGAGATAAAACCGCTAAAGAGATTGTTGTGGAATTAAAACGTGTGTTTAATACAGACGTTAAGGTTCCCACAATTTATGCTTGGTCTAAATCAGCCCAATGGCCTGCCCAAAAAACAAAGGCCCGAACAATGGCTATGGAAAAATTGACTGAATCTGAAAGTTCTAGATTTGCTCGACTTCAAAAAGAACATTTAAGTATATATGAAACCATTCGTCATAAAGCTTCTCATGATTTAGACGGCTTAGTGTTTGACAGAGCCATTGAAGCAGTTCGGGCGACAGATATCGGCATTCAAGGTGAACGTAAGGTTATGGAAGGAATGATTAATTTGCAGTTTATAGAGGATGTGCTTAATATTTTAGTAGAAGAGTTGCAAGATAGGGAAGAATTAAGCAGAATTGCTTTTCGTTTAAAGAATTTAGTTCAACAACAGGATTAATATATGATCGTTAAAAATAAAGATGATTCAACTACTTTTCAAGATGCGTTCACTCGTTTAGCCGAGGGTTTAGAAACGCAAGCTCCAATTAAAGTTGGAAGTTTTTGGGAGTTTCTACGAGATGTGTGGAGTAAGGGATATGATCATCCAGAATATTTTCAAGCGTGGCATGTGGGAGTTGTAGCAGAGGATATTCAAGAGTGTGTAGAGACGGGTTTAAATTATGTGGCGGTGCTTCCTCGCTTTCATTTTAAATCTACCGTACTTGGTCATGCCTTTAGTATATGGAGACTTCTGACAGCTAAACGTGATTGTTCCGTATTGTATTTATCTTATAGTGATAGCATGGCTCGATATCATATTTCAGAAATTAATAAAGCTGTAACAAGAAATCCGATTCTTAGTCAGTTATTAACGAATCGTTCACCTAAAGCCGATTTTTCTTTTCGTTATTATACTGGAAATAAACGACCAGTTGAAATTGCTCATGGAGGGCTTTTCTCATTCAAACGGGGAATGCATGTGAATGGTGCTTTGATTGCGGATGATATTTTGCGTGACCCAGAAAATCCCTTGAATGTGGGACAGGTTTTAAAAGTGGAAGAACATTTCTTAACAGAGTCTATGTTTATCCCACTCAAGGGAGTTCCAGTAATTGTTTTAGGAACACCTATGATGCCGGGAGATATCTTGACAAAGCTTCAAGAGGATGATAGATTTAAATCACGAGTGTTACCAGCACTTGATCCAGTACCGAATAGGCGTGTCCTGATGCCAGAGTTATATGATGAGAAATGGCTCTTACAACAACAAAAGGCCAGACCGAAATCTTTTGCCTCTGAGTTTATGTTAATTCCCCATTTCGCTACCGAAGCATATTTTCATGAAGAAGATATTATACAGTGTGAAGATGCATCTTTACGGAACGAATCGGCGGTCATTCCTTATAAAACTGATAACTATATTTATGGGGGTTTTGACGTAGGGAAAAAACGCCACCCATCACATTTAGTACTCTTTGAACAAGATGGCGATACATTAAAACAAATCCATCAATCCTTTTTAGAAGGATGGTCATACTCAGATCAAATTGAATACTTGAATAAAGTAGCAATTAATTTTAAGTTAACACGAGGTTATATAGATAACACACGCGGGGAATTAGAAGATCGAGGATTAGATAGAGCTTGGTTACCTCTTAGTTTCACACAGAAATCTAAGATGACTATGGCTCAAATTTTTGAACAGTATATTCATGATGGACAGATTAAATTAATTAAAGATGAACGACAGTTGCAACAAATTCTGTCTGTAAGTAATGAATTAAAAGCTCCTGACACTCCTCTAGGTCATGGTGATGCATTTTTTTCCATTGCTATGGCATTACAAGCGGCCAAAGAATCACAAGGATTATATACATTATTGGGCAGCGCAGAAGAATGGGTTGATGCAGTGGCCCCTAATACAAATGCACCTATGACACCGGAAGTGGATGAAATTATAGACGCAAAAACGCAGGATATGGAAAAACTTAAATATGATGATCGTGGACTTCCAATATTGCAATTTGGCCCAACACTAAATTCAGAATTATCCGAGGGAGATTGTCCAAATCCGGATTGTGAGCGATCCGAATGCCAGCCCTATTTCTGGGTTATTAAAAGAAAACTTTGTTTATATTGTGGATTTAGAGGATAGGAGAATGCGATGACCATTATAGCTGATACCCATGTTAAATTTGTCTCTCAAGCAGAAATAATTGCGAAACAACGTTATTATTTACGAGATGATGAGAATGAAATTGTGGAAGACTCTCCGGATTTATTTAGGAGAGTAGCCCGTGCTGTTTCAGCTATAGAAGATAATTTTTATACACTGTCTGTAGAGAAACAGTTGGTTGAACAAGAGTTCTATTCTATTATGACCACTCATCAATTTATTCCTAATTCCCCTACGCTTATGAATGCGGGAACTGATCAAGGAACGTTATCAGCCTGTTTTGTTTTACCTCTAGAAGATTCAATGGAAGGGATTATGAAAGCGGCAACAGATTCTGCACTAGTACAGAAATTTGGGGGCGGCACAGGGTTTTCATTATCTATGCTGCGTCCGAAAGGAGATAGGATTAAGACAACTCATGGATTAGCTTGTGGCCCGATAGAAGTTTTAAAAACTCTGTCTAGAGTTTCTTCTATGATAACTCAAGGAGGTAAACGCGATGGAGCAAACATGGCGGTTATGTCTATATACCATCCAGATATTTTGGAATTCATTAGTTGCAAGTCTGTTGAGGGTGATATTCATAATTTTAATATTAGCGTGGGTGTGGATTCAAACTGGATGAAATTGGTAGAAGCAGATGCTATGTATAATCTTATCAATCCACATACGAATCAAATAGCAGGACAATTAAATGCGCGAGAGGTTTTTGATCAAATCGTGAAAGGAGCTTGGGCAAATGGTGAGCCGGGAATGGTCTTCCTTGATCGTATCAATGAAGATAATCATATGCTGGATACCTATGGCCCGATGATAGCTACTAATCCGTGTGGTGAACAGCCCTTACTTGGTAATGAATCTTGTAATCTAGGTTCTATTAATCTGTCAAAATTTTTTAAATCTGATACATGGTCTGGAGAATTTATTGATTTAATTGATTGGACTAATTTGGAGCATGTTACACGTACTGCTGTTCGGTTTCTTGATAATGTTATTGATGCTAATGAGTATGCCACACCCGAAATTGATGAGATGACCAAGGCTACTCGTAAAATAGGTTTGGGGATAATGGGTTTTGCTGATTTATTGGTGCAATTACATGTGCCATATAATTCAGAAAAGGCTAGAATAATCGGACAGTACATTATGAAACATATTCAAATGTGGGCTGATGACGAATCTCTTAATTTAGGTATTACGCGTGGGGTGTTTCCAATGTGGGAGAAGAGTTCGTTTAATCAAATAACGCAGGCTTATCGGAATGCATGTCGAGTAACGGTTGCTCCAACGGGTACTATTTCGATGTTAGCTGATTGTTCCAGTGGTATTGAACCTATTTTTGCTTTAGTGTGGAACAAGCAAAATATTTTAGATGGTCAAACATTGACCTATGTAAATAAATATTTTGAACAGGATGCTAAAGAGTATGGATTTTATTCAGATGAATTGATGGATTATCTAGCTGAAGGTGGATCGTTACAAGATAGAACAGATGTTCCCGAATGGGTTCAGGAAGTTTATATTACCGCCCCTGAAATTTCTCCGGACGATCATGTCTTAATGCAGTCTGTTTTTCAGGAGCATGTAGATTCAGGTATCTCTAAAACAATTAATTTTGATTTTACGGCTTCCGTGGAAGATGTTCGCAATGCCTATATGTTAGCGTGGGAAACACGTTGTAAAGGTATTACCGTGTATCGAACCGGAAGTAGAGAAAAGGAAGTTTTAGTTAAAGGTAATTCTTTGAAGGAGTCAAATTGTTGTAGTAATCCGCATATTGTTATGCAAGAAGGTTGTCAATCGTGTAAGAGTTGTGGTTGGAGCGCATGTTTAGTAGCGTAAGATAGTATAATAAGGGGGAATATGAATCGATTAGATCGAATAATCGTAGGGGGTATACGATGACACAACGTATTTTAAACATACTTTTTTATCCGGGCCGTGTGGTAACTAAAGGATTTAATGCTGTCATTACCTTTATTATCTGGCTGTGCAGAACAATTGTGCAGAAGATATCGGATGGATTCATGGCAATTGGTAGAACTATAAAGGCAACATTTTGGGGTATTTGCCACTCACCTATGAATTCCTATCGTGCTATGATTCGTAAGCGTGATTGGCTGTTGGCAAAAGTACAGTATCTGAATGATGAGTCAGCAAAATTCCAGATGGTTTTTAAAATTATTAAAAGCCCATATTCATTTTTACGGATGATGGGAGTCAATCCACAGATGGCAGTTGGTTTGTTATTTGCAGGGTCAGTGGCGGGGGGTGGAGTCATTGTGAATGAAACGGTATTTGCGGACAGGTCATTTAATCGTGGAGATGCTGGGGTTTATTCGGCCCCATTGGATGTTCCAACAAGTTATGTAGAAGGTGATAATACGTTAAGGATTGACTTGGGTAGCACACCCGTTCGAGAAATTACCATAGAAAATGTAAGTGTTGGCACAGTTTTCACAGGGTCTGCATTACCGTCTGGAGAAGCGAATGTAGTTCAGATTAGTGGTAATGTTGTTAGCGGAGGAACAAATACACGATTAGAAATTGGACATTTAATATTTGAAAATTCTCGTTGTAAGAAGTTAACGCTTACAGATATACAAGCGCATACAATTTTAGTGCGTGGAAATGCCAGCGATGGTCAAAGTTTGGCCCCTTCACCGGGAACTGCTAGAATGAGAGCAATAGGTGGGGGTCACCAACAGGCTGACGCAATGGTCACATCGGGTGGCACATACGACCGTATTTGGATACAGGCTCCGACGAGTGGGGTTAACGGGAAAATAGGCACTTTAAGATTATCTAACTTATATACTAAAGGTGGTGACTGTGTGCTGTCAAAAATAAATGTAGGAACTATGGAAATTCTTTTAAATGAAGTTGGAATGGGAAATGGGTTCTCCACTAAAGAATTTACAATCAGTACTACTGTTACGGGGGCTAACATAACTGTCGAAGATAACGTGGAAGTAACGATAGCAGAACCAACAACTAGTTAGTAAAGGGGAGAGTATGTTACGAGAGAAATTACCATGGTTTATTTTAGGTTTTCTTATAGCTTGTCTTATGGTAATTCCATACCATGTAAAAGTAATGGATGACTTTAATAATAAGTATAAAGAACAGTGTCTGATAGTAGATGTTGTAATATCTGATTCACGCGCAGGGTTCCCCATATCTATGTCTGGTGAACAAATGATGTGTGGTTCTAATTGGACGAACTCATTCATATATTTCCCCGGTTTTGACGAGCATCTAGAACGAATGTGGCAAGACGAACC